GGTCCTCTAGCCACTGTAGGCATTACGTATGGAAATCCCGTAGTGTCGCCTGGACGAGGGTAAAGTGTCATTTATTAAAACTCCTCTTCGTTTTTATCTTTTAAATAATAAATCGCTCTAGAAAGAAGTTCGATCGAATCGTCAAAACCGCCCAAAGACATATTGCAGTTTCGACATAATAAACCTCTTATTTCTCCTGTTTTATGATCGTGGTCTACTGAAAATCTATTATGAACCCTGCTACTTGTAGAATCGCATCCACAAATAGCACATTTATTTTCTTGTCTTTCTAAGAGTCTGTCATAATCTTCTATTGTTATGTTGTAAAGTCGTTTTAGCTTACCATTTCTACGTTTTCGATCCCATTCATCAGAGCTGTATTTTCCTTGCTCTTTATACTTTTTGTACATCTTGCTAGTATAATATGGGTTGTTTTTATGAAATCTTTCTTTGTTCTCTTTACAGCATTCTTTACATGATGGATGAAGACCATCTTTTCTGTTCTTATCTTTTACGAAACATTCTTCTGATTTTTCTGTTTTACATCTGCAACATTTTTTCATTATTCTATTCTATTCTCTAAGAAAAAGAGCCTAACAGCGATCATGCCGTTAGGCTCTTCCAGTTTATACGCTGTTTATCTATACTTTATTTATTTTATTTACTTACTAAATCCGAGATTTCGTTTTAGTATTTGATGTTTATCACGCGGGTCCATTTTAAGGGAGCAAAAATCACGGGAACGCCGTATAGCAAGATCATCCACTTGTAAGCAGGAGCGACCGTTGCAAGATCCATCTTTACTAGCGGAGCTAGTTGACGGAAGGTTAGAACATCAGGAGTCATCTGACCGATGAATCCAGTATACGTGTTAGGCATACGGATACCATCATAATCGTAGTTTGCATCGGCAGTGGCTGCAAGAGGAATCGATTGCACCCAGTACTTCACACCAGCTGCATCGTTCACCTGAGTGATGAAGATGTCCATGAACTGAGCAGTATTAGCATTAGCATCAACACCAGATACAGCAAAGCGTAGAGTATTCGAACCCGAAGTTGTAATGGTTCCACCTGCGCAAGCCTTAGAAACGGTTTCGCCGTACTTATTGCGAAGAGTGAAAGAAGCAGTATAGTCACCAGCAGCAACCGAATAACCAGTTGCCGGAGTACCAGCAGCCGACATAGTGACAGTAACTGAACCTAGAGGCATTTCATCTGACTTGAGAAGAGCAGCTGCCGTAGGAGCAACTCTTGTCTTCTGCAAGAAGAAGGTTGGCTTTAGGTTTACACGACCAGCCTGAGTCATCAAGCTGTCGATGTTGATGTTGACCTGAGTGTTGCCAGTAGCTGTTGGGAGAATAACTCTCTGTGCAGCAGTTCCAGCGAACTCTTCGTTAATCTTTGCGAGAACAGGGAAAGGAAGATAAATGTCAGTTGGGAAACCGAAGTTATCAACAACCGTCTGTGCTAGATCGTTTACGATTGTAGTGAAAGGAGTTGTTGCGAAGGATGTGTTGCGAAGATCGTAGGTGTTTCCACTGTCGGCAATCATCTTGTCCATGCCAGCCCATTCAACGTATTCAGCAGAGTTACGACCTTTGTCGCGACCCCAGAACATTGCGTTTTCAATCTGACGTAGCATCCACATGATACCGTTTGAGTTTTCCTGAGCGATAACATCAGGAACCATCGTACGAACAAGAGTTAGAGGATGGCTGACCGAACGGGTTGTTCCCACGAACTTGACAAGAGCTGCGCGTCTTGCGTAGTCAGAGTTGGTCTGGTAAGGAAGTTCACCTTCACCCACAAAACCACCAGTCTGAGTACCGTAAGAAGTCAACTGGTTGTATTCTTCAACTGTTGAATAAGCAGGAGTCTTCGGAATGTCTTTCCAGAAGTTGATGTGCTTATCCGTAAATGTGATGACCTTTAGAGAGCTGTCAAGAGACTCAACTCTCAGAGACTGGGCGCCAGTAGTTCCATAGTTGGAACTGCCCCATGTCTGCCCTGCCATCATTTCGCCAGGAGAGCCAATACCCTCGAGAGCCTTGTTGATGGCCTGGACATCTTGCATATCACCTAATCCAAAACCTTGTACATCTTCCATGTTTTACTATTCCTCCTAATATTACTCTATACCGAGTTTGGTTCTGATTGATTCAGGTAGAATTGATACATCGCCCACTGCATCGAATCTCAATACAGTGTTTGTGTCAACTTGTCCTGCTAGACTCATGTCTAGAAGACGACTTGAAATCTCACTCTTGCTAAGTTGAGACTTAGAAAGAGATGGATTATCAATTCCCTTTATACTATCAGCTGATTTCAATAGAGATTTTCTAACGTTCATTGTGTTAGCGATGTTTACAATCGCCTTTTCAACTTCTTCTAGCCTTTCAACAGTTGCCAGAACTGATTTAGCCAATCCAGCTTCGACATACTCTGTTTCTTCAGACTTCTGAAGAGACTTTTCAAAATGTTCGGCATACTTCTTATCGAGAATCTCGACCGCCTTATTTACGATTTCAGCTGCAAACTCGTCAATGTCTAGATAGACGTTTTCATCATCCATTGACTTTTCAGCATCGTCTTCATCTTCTTTTTCTTCTTCTTTACCTTCAGACTTTTCAGCCTTTTCTTCCTTATCTTCGTCTTTATCGTCCTTGTCATCTTCCTTCTTCTCAAAAGGATTTTCGCCCTTTATGAGGTCGGGATCACTTTCAGACTTCTGACTGGTTGTTGCAGTTCCTGGTTCATTGGGACCTACTCCGCCACCTTCGTGCTTGATGGTCTCTGGACGAGCAACTTTAGCGCGGCCGCCGGAACCCTTAGGAGTCTCGATGTTTCCTTCGGAAGGATCATCATCGAAGCCCTCTCCGCTATCCATTCTAGAGCTAGAGCCGCACTGGCCGCCAGCCTTAGGATGAGTACCTGAGTTAGCTTCGTTCTTTTCGGTCTTGCTTTCATTATACTTTGGGGCACCTTCAACATTGTGCTGAACAGCTTCAGCAGGTCCACCAGACGCGGTGTGTTGAGTGTAGCCTTGAGCCTTGTTTAGAAGGTCTTTGACTGCTTTCAAAATATCGGACATCGTTTTTCCTCCGTTGTAGTGTAAATTACTAAGTTTTCGTTGATTTTTACTTCAGAACCTGAGATTCTTCAATAATCTTGGCAAAATTCTCAAATCCATCAGCTTTTCTAACGAGATTTATTACTTCATCGACGAGAACATCACTAGCCTCTGGATGTATTGCTTTCAATAGCTTAGCGAGCTCTTCATGAGATTTTTTAGCATCTTTGTATGACTGAGTAAGTCTTCGTTCTAGCTCTTCATCGGATTTACGAGAATCGGCGTCCAGTGATTCAACGCGAAGAGGCTCGGTTCCACTATAGTTAGAGCTTCCCCAAGAATGACCTGCAACTGCTCCAACACTTCCAATGGCCGCTAAGTCTTTTTGGAATGCGAGGTCTTTCTGAATGTAAGTGACGATTTCATCATAGGAGGGAGGAACGAAGGATTTTGAAACAACTTCAAATGTGCATGTCGTATTGACTGGGATGTGAGTGACCGCTACGTTTGTTACTTTGGCTTTGACAATCTTTGACTTATTTATGGCGGAACGTTGAACCACCTTTCCTTCAATTGAAAATCCTAGACGACGAGGATTTCCCAAAGACTTTAATTCTTGAGCTAATTTCCAAACATCTTCTGCTATTGGTATATTTTTAAATAACATTCCTTTAGTGAAGAAACCGATATGATCAATTTTCGAATAAATTGGAATACCAATAACATGGCTGGGTGAATTATTATGCATGAAATTTAACCAGCCTTGATTATTGTAGTATGTTATATCTAAACCAGATTTTACGATAGATTCTCCATCTGAATCCCAAGCCGGCGTCGAGGCGTAACCCTGGACAAATCTATCAGTTGCTTTTTCGGGATCGAAATTTTTATTCACAAACTCGGCTTTATTGATTTCACCTTCTCCAAACTCTATATTTTCTATATAGAATTTAAGATCTTCTCTAAGCTCTTGATTTTCATCCATTTACGAATTCCTCTATTTTAATTCTTAATTTTTCTTTATCTTTTAATTCTTTAGACCAAACTATAATAGCATCATATCCAAATGATTTTAAATAATTAATACGCTTAGAAATTTTATAATCAGTATCGTTTTTATGCCAAAATTCTCCAAATAAATCGATGATTTTATTACCATTTATAAAATCAGGATTCTTATTGCCTATCCATTCGCTTCCGTCGCCAATAAATGTAAATTTAAATCCCCAACTATTTAAAATGTTTAAAAACACTTGTTCTAGTTTATTCGGTCCTTTACTATGATTGAGCTTATTCGATAAAGTCTTGTGAAACGAAATACCATTAGATGATTGATGCCATTTGTTGATCCCTTCGATCATTTTGCTCCTTTTATTTATCCACTGATTTTTCACACCATTAGAGATCGATCTAGATCTTTTACTTCGTTTCTCGTTATTCATTCTCATATGATGAAATTTTGCACCACAAGATTTAGATCCGCAAGTCGAAGGCTTTGTATATCTATTCTGCTCAAATTCTTTATTGCAAACGACACAGTTCAAGTCTTATCTCTCCACTCAATGTGGTTGATAAACACATCATCTAGTAACTATATTAGTCGATTATTGATGATTTTTATGGATTTCGATAAAAAGTGAAAAATTTTGTCTAATTTACGAATTGGATTCCAAAAATGTGTTATAGTGGTGCAAGTGGGGTCCTTATAAGAAGGCATAAAGAACACCCTCTGAAGCCATCTAAACCAACAATGAATTTATACTGATTATATTTTTACCATTTCTATGATTGAAGGTATAAAGAAGGATACAGCAATGAGCAATGATGTGAAAAAGAATGAGAACGACAACTTTAGAACTATTCAGTCGACGCTAAATGAACTAAACCGATTAGTAAAGAATAAAAAAGAAGTCGAAGATGAGATTCCAGAGACTAGTCTAGTCGTTCCTTATCAGCAAACACTTCCTTCAGTAATAGAAGATGAAGAATTTTCAGATTTATGTGAGAAAACTGCTGCTCTACAGTTCAATAAGCAAACTGTGGAGCAGATTTGCGTAGCACTCTCGATTGACCTCAAAAAGTATAAAGAGATTGCTACAAGTCAAGAATTCATAAACATCAAAAAGAGAATCGCCGAAGATCAAAAAGTCAACATTCTTTCAAAAGTTTTGGGACAAGTTGATTCTGCCATAAACGCTCTTTCAGAGCTAATGGAAACAGCAGATGAAGACAAAGTCAGATTGAATGCAGCAGCGATAATTCTAGAACAAGCTTCACAACTATTAGAAGAGCAACGAATTTCAAATCCAGACATCACGAGTGTTTTACAGAACGCAACTAAAGACAGTGAACCAGTAACCGTAACACTCGCACAGGTAATCATGAAACAGCGTGCAGACCGAGGCCTGCCTAAATAAATGAGGAGTTACAACTATGACGCAGCAGAAAGATCTCGAAAACGCCGTCAGATTGACAGAGTCCGAAGAAAAGCAGTCATACGCACCAAAGGGCCAAACAAGGTGGAATGGGAACTACATAAAGTACTTGGACCAATGTTTGCGTATGCTGGTGACGGATCGTTCACAATTGATGGCCTTCGACCGGACTTTGTGTGCAAATCTAGAAAGATTGTTGTTGAACTCTACGGAGACTACTGGCACCGAAACGACAGTATCGAAAAAACAGCACGACGAATTCATCGATTTGCTAAAGAAGGTTGGAGAACCATAATCATTTGGGAAAATGAAGTAAAAGACCGCAATAAGCTAAGAAAGAAGTTAGCATTACTATGACAGAAATAGACATTGTAAATAGAGCGCTCACAGATCAGCGCTTCTTTGTAGAAACATTTGTTTCCATAAAAGACAAGAACAGAAACATCATTCCTTTCGTATTGAATCCGATACAAGAAATGTTTTACATGAAGTACCGTGATCTGAACGAAAAAGGAATCAGACGTCACATCATTCTCAAACCACGACAGCTTGGATTTACAACTTTCATCTGCGGTCTATTTCTTGCGGAATGTATTCTAGTCCCCAACACTGTTGCAGCTATCATTGCTCACGATTCCGAATCAACTGCAAGAATCTTTGAAATCACTAAACTGATGTATGATAACCTTCCCGACATCGTCAAGCCCTCAAAGAAATACTCAACAAAACGAGAAATCGTATTTGAAGACAATGGAAGTAAAATCTTCATTGGTACTGCAGGATCAACAGG